TAGGTACTTGTGTCTGCTCCAACAACAAGAATACTATGGAATATTCTCTCACAAACTGATATTAAAGATTGGTTAATTGAGCGAGAGTATAACATTATGCACATAACATCTAAGCATGGTGCTATCATTAATGGTAAGAAAGTTGGTAGAGAAAAGTTCTTCAAATTACTCACAAAATGGGGGAAAGATGATACTAAGAAGGTGATAATCTTCCACTATTCTATACTATCAGAAGGGATAAATGTTCCTGGATTGACTCATTCAGTAATGCTAAGAAACTTACCAACTATTGAAATGGCACAAACAATAGGTAGAGTTATTAGGATACATGAGAAGGATAGAGTATCAATGAAAGAGGGCAAAATACCTGCTGGTCAGTATAACTTATACCATAAAAGATTTGGTCAAATATGTGTACCAATATCAGGTAAGTATGGTGAAAGAATAGCAAAGAGATTACAATCTATTGTTTCATATATCTTTATAGAGGGTATTCCACCAAGAGCATACGTTTAGTGTGACAGTATAGGTAGTGTCCACTATTTTCCCCATTAACCTCAAAATCGGTTATTATATAAGAGTGGAAGGCAAGGGTGACCTCATCCTCATCTTAATTAGACTCGGTAAACGAGTTAGGATAGATGAGGTGGAAAAGGTCTTTAAGTCGAACCTCTTCCACATTCCAACCAATTTCTTTTTGCTTATGTCACAATTATCAAAAGAGATTTACGATCAGTTGGTTAATCCAACTCCTATAATCAAGTATTATTTCTTGATACCTAGTTCACCTAAAAAGGAGACTAAATGAACATGAAACAAGAATCTATCGATCTTATGAGTGATACTCTACTAGACAGATTAGTAGATCATTCTGATAATGGAGACTATGAAAATGTTCATGCTATCTATCAAGAATGGGTAATAGATGGGGTTGATCCTATCGAAGATGATTACACATTTTTGTTTCTTGAGTATATTAATGAGGTAATTAATGATGTTTAAATCTGAATCTTTTGGAAGAATCTTCTGGGTTGATGATAATGATGACTTCAGAAGTTGCCCACAAAATATAGATGGAACTGGTGATTTTGACCAGTCTGATTATGTATCAGAATGGAATGATCTTGAGGGAGTTAATTTTGAAACTCTCCTTAATATTCACCAGTCATGTGTAATTAATAAACAAATTCATTCAAATTCATTAACATTAGAAGGAGTCTAATTATGCCAGTTTCAGCAACACCAACTATAGCAGTATTTCCTGAAGAAAGATTAACTTTATCAGAGAAGATTGAGAAGTGGACATATCTTTTATGTAAGTCTCTTGAGCAAAATTATGAAGACTATCATAGAAGGATGATAACAAATAACTCTCAAAGATATACAGAGGGTGAGTTATCAGAATATGCAAAATCTCAGTTAGAAAGTTTAAACAATGGTACTGCTAAATTGATGAAGTTTAGAATAGAAACTGGACGTAAGTATCACAAAATTATACAACAAGACTACGACACATTTCAAGATAGAAATGAATATAGGGATGGAAGTGTTCACGCATTTGTTGATAAGAATACAGGGGAAGTTTATAAACCTGCATCATGGAAATCACCTGCTAAAATTGTTAGATATGATATGAGAATTATATCACATAGGCAGAGATTACATGATCCTAAGTTTACAGGATGGGCAGGTGGTTACTTATACTTAAGGTAACAAATTATAGTCCTTAAGTATGACTCTAAACTGCTTAATCGTTCCTCTTAATTAACACCTTATCATGGCATTTAATCCTGAAGTTGCTCTTTTCAATCTACTTGAAGATGCACAAACAGCAGCAGAAGTTCTTCAAATTATTGATGACTTTGTTGCTAATTCATAGTCCTAATAGTAATACAGTGGGGTTAATTACCCCACTCTTTTTATACACTTATGGAGGGTAAAATGGGTTACTATCGTATAGAAACTGAAGAGAATGTTGTGGACTTTGAGAATAAAGAATCATTTGAAATTGTGAATGATTATTGTAAAGAACATAACATAACATTAGATTATTGGTTAGAAGAATTTGATGTGCCAGTAGAATAAGTGTCCACTTTTTTCCCATTCTACCCTAAAATCGTGTATTATTAAAGAGTGGGAGAGATACCCACCAAAAATGTTCCTTAACTCAAACGATTTTATGAGAAAGATTGAAAAGCAAATGAATTTCGCAATTTCCAACAAAGGTGATTTCAGAAAAGATAACACCGAAGTTGTATACAATTCAAACACAAATTGCTCTTCAGTTTATCTACATGGTCATCAAATTGCAACCTTTGACCATAACCTAAAAGCAGTTAAATTGTCTTCATGTGGATGGACAACAAACACCACAAAATCAAGACTAAATGCTATTTTAGATGAGGTAAAATATGGTTGCAGAGTATTTCAAAAGAAATTTGAGTGGTTCGTTAGTTATAACGGACAAACTAAAGATTTCTTTGATGGTATGATCTTAGTAGATGCAAATCATCTAGAGATAGCATAACTTTGCTATCTCTTTTTTCTTGTCCTTTATTATTACTATTATGTCAGTTATTACCAGTCAACTCGATTTTCTATCAGAAGTATTAGAAGACTTTTGTAATAATAATAATATAGAATTGATGAGTGCTGATGATATTTTATATGGAAGTTCAGATAATGAATTAACAGATTACCAGAAAGATTGGTTGAAAAACTATATCGAAGTCTGGGATACTATTGTAAACTTATAGGAGATTTTAACTATGTCATTAACAACTTACAACTACAGTTTCAGGATAGTTTGTGAAGAGAATGATGCACCAAATCCAGTGCATTTATGTGAAGAATTACAGGCATATTTGAACTCTAATTTACACTTATATGATGATAATTTAGATGAACATGTTAATGCTGAAGTTACAGGATATGATGTAACTCGTGATAACTTTAACCCATTTATTTCAGAGGAGAATTATTAATGAAAACACTAACATCCGCACAGAAAGATGAACTAATTACTCGGTATTCTGAGTTAATTATTGATAGTATGGACTACAAATCTTTAGAGCAATTTGTATATGATACACTCGTAGAAGACTTTGATAAATTAACAGATAGTGAGTTACAAGATGAAATTAAATATTCATTTGATGAAGAAACATTAAATGAGTTAGTTGATAACGTAGTGGAGGAAGTAGCATGACTAAATTAACATATAGTGACTCACCATTCTTTTCAAATTGGTCACAAACTTACTTCACTAATTTAACATTAAGTGAGCATATTGCTAATAACAACTGGTTGATGAATACACTCACTATGTTAAAAGATGATGGTGTATTATATGTGCCAGTTCTTGATAAGAACTTCAACAGATTAGGGGAGGAAATTGATGTCTAACGTCAACAAATATACTCGTGCTGGTAATAACGGCAAGTGGATAAAATGCCCTTGTTGTGAACAAACAGCACTCGTATTTCACTTCAGTTGGAGTGCATTAACCTGCCAATGTTGTAGGTCTTCAGTAACAAAAACCTCATGGAGATTAGTATGACTAAGTATCAAGTAACAGCAAATCCTAATGCAACAAATAGTGAACTAGATGCTAAGGTTATTTTATACCCAGAGTTGCCAGATTTCAATGAGAAACTAACAACAACCGAGCATAATATTATAGAAGCATTATGTAAAGAAATCGTGTGACTGTCTACAAAGTGTCACAAGGTCGCTTGATTTTTGCCCCATTTTCTGTCATACTTATAGTATGAATAATTCAAAAACACTTTTTTCTCAATCACTCAACCTATGTGACGATTACCTAGGTTTCGAGTGGGTGCAAGGCACCCGAACCTCTATGTTTGACGTTTACAGACGTGAAAACGACCTAGATCCAAATCTAGCGATCTACCACTACGGTGGGGATGTTTTCAAAGTTCGCTCTATGAACTATTCAGATTCAACTGGTTGCATTATAGGCGATCAGGTCGATCTCGGTTCTTTTGATAACATTTATGATGCACAAGATTGTGCTGAAGATTATCTAAAAGATCTGTTAATCTCTCAGGGAGTTTAATAGATATGCAACTTATTTCAAACAATAACTTTCTAACTATTGATTACTATCCTGCTAAGTCATGGATAGATAACAAGATTATTAACGATCTTAATTTAAAAGTAGTTACTGCAAATGGCAAAACTCAGTATAAAGTATTAGTCAATAATAAAGCAATGAATGATGATATTTTATCTAAGAAAGATGATGGTTATAGTATAACAATTAATACTAAAAGACCAGCACAATTTGTATCATTTTCTGAGGTTATTTAATCATGTTTATTGTATTTACTTCACCTAATCAGTTTGTTAAAAGTTATAATGAAGCAGTGCAAATTGCTGATGATTATTATAACAAAACTGGTGAAATCGTTGCGGTTGAGTTATCACAACATCACCCAACACCTTGGCGTACTATTAACAACTATTAAACCTATTCTTTGGAGGAAACTAACAATGACTACAGCAATTTTAACAGACAAAACATCAACAATTATCAACAGAATACTACAGGTTGATAACTTTCAAAACGTTGCATGTTACTGCTCTAATTGGAAAGAATTCGTAGAAGAATTAGCAGAGTGGGGTGTAGACGGATGTGCTAAAATCTATTTTGATGATGAAGAATTAGATGTAAATCGTCTAAACAGTTTTATACTTAAGGAGGGCAATTAATCATGTCAAATATACATAACGAAGCAATTCTTGAAAACTTATATGATGAAGTTTGGGAGGAATATAGAATTAAAAACAACCTATCTTCAGATCAATTATATACATTAGAACAGAATTCTCCCACTGGTGTTATACAAGAAATAGAGATAGAAACTAATAAAAGGTTTGAAGATTTATGCTACTAAGTATTAAATAGTCATGCTAATTCTCTCAGTATTGTGGTTGCCGCCCCAGGGTAATTTCCCTTAAAAAGTATGTCTGTACACTTTCAACTTATCCCTTGGAACTTATTAACAACTGCATACGATTCTTTGTATGCTAATTATCAACCAAAACCTGCAATGACCTACCTAGATCTTCTTACTGAACTTCAAAATCTTCCCGAAGAAGATTTACTCAAACCTGTCACGATTTATGATGTTGATTGTGAAGATTATTCAACAAGTTTCTCGTTTGACTGTAATCGAGAGGTGCCTAATATCATCATCTAAATAACATTTTATCATCCTAATATGCACTACAAAGAGTTTAAGAAAGGGCAAATTGTACGCTGGAAAGATGAAGTTGGGGAGGTTAATTTCATTGACAAAATGTATATAACTCTTACATTACATAGATGGAAGAAACCCCCAGAATTAGCAGAGGGTAGTTGTTATCCTTATGGCGAAGTTAATCTTTTATGTAATAACAAATACTGGGATGAATTAGAGTTGTTAAGTAACACGGAAGACAAACAAAATAGCGTTGCTATGTATAAATCACAAGAGGGAAGATACGAGGATGTTCAATGACAAATAGTAAGAACGATTACACTCACTACAATGTTACCCACGGAGAACAATTACACTATGTGTTTATAACACTTAAGGAGTTAATTATTATGCAATGGGATTACATTAGAAAACATAGATTATGGGTCACTAAATGATACTTTTCCACAGGTAATCGTATATTTGTGGAAAACAATTAAATGGTTAAATAAACTATGTTGAGTGTTAATTACCTTGTGGAAATCTCTGTGGAAAATGTAGTCTTAGCACGTTAATTACCGATTCGTCAATAACATTTAACAACCTGCAATATACCCTGTGAGAGTATCAACAATTATCACAGGATTACACTTGACAAACTAACACAAATCCCTTATAATAACTCTGTAAGGGTTCACAACAATTCTAAGCAATTATGCAATACAAAGTGTATGATTCAGACGACAAATTACATGGTACGTTTGAAACAATTAGTGACCTAGAATTGTACATGGATGGTGTTAGAAACTCTAGGGGCGATAGATATAAAGAATTGCCCAAACATTCATGCTTTGATTATATTAAATCAATCGGTTGGTTTATGGAGGTTGTTGACAATCACGCACAAAACACTTCTTAACACCTATTGACAACAATTGCAGTGCTATGTTA